ATGATCACAGATGACCGCTTTCCAAACGGCCTTGATGCCATCTATCGCATCGTTGGATCAAGCGTGCAACCTGGTGAGGATGGCCCTGAGCGCGTTACGCTTTCCCTCACAACAGGCACAGAGTCGGAGACTGCGTAATGCCGTACATCAATCAACCGCCAAGTATGCAGTCGATCTTTAATGACTTGAGCAATCGTGTCACCAAATTAGAAAACGCCAACCGTTTCACGGCTCCTGATGTATCAGCCGAGCCAAGTTACCCTCGAGTTGGCGACATCATTTATGTCAACTCCACGGATCAAATGAAGTATTGGAACGGCACCGAGTGGGTTGTCTTTGCCGATGATTATCTTGGCGTCCCAAAGGTGGCTTTTACTTCCACCTGGTCAGGCACAGGCTTGGCTTACACGGGAACTCCAGCCACAGGCTATTGGACTCGCGTTGGCAAAATGATCACTTACACAGTCCAAGTAAATTGTACAAATGTTACAAACTTTGGTACAGGCAATTACTCCTTAACCTTGCCGACTGGTTTAACTCCAAGCATTCACAGTTTAATCACAGGCGGATTGCATCATGCTGCAACGGGCGCTCATTACTTGCTTTACATGGATGTGGTTCCAAGCACGCTGACCTGTGAACTTTATTATCCGCAAGCCAATGGCACCATGGCGGACATGGATTTCAACAGTCCACACACCTTACAAACAGCCGACTACTTTTATTTCACAGGCACTTATTTCTTAGCGTAATTGTTACAATAACGACCATGGAAATGACCGTAGACACCTCATTGGCAATTGCCCAGTTGATCGCTTTATGCGTTGGGCTACCTATTGGCGTGTTTAGAATTTGGCGTAAATTAGATGTGCGTTTAACAGAACAAGACAAGCGCCTGGCAAGAATTGAATACCAGGTTTATGAAAATGGCGGCGCATCCATGAAGGATCAGATCAACTCGCTGGTTGCAAATCAGTCAGAAATCAAAACAGATGTGGCAGTATTGAAGGCAAAAGTGGAGGTGGCAGCATGAGTCTTTTGGAACTATGCAAGGCAGAAGTCGGTTATACCGAGGGACCAAATAACGACACAAAGTTCGGCAAATGGTACGGGCTTAACAATCAACCCTGGTGTGCGATGGCTGCGTCCAAGTTGTATTTTGATGCGGGGCTTATCAATGCGGTTGCAAACACCAAGAAGGGTTTTGCTTCCTGTGACGCTTGGCTCAAGTATTTAACAAAGAACAACCAACTGGTACCAATCGGCCAGGCTCAACCTGGCGACTTAGTTTTCTTCCAATTTGATGATGACGCTCAACCTGACCATGTGGGAATCGTTAAGTGGCACAACACTCGACTGAAGTACCTGCAAGTTTACGAGGGCAACACATCAAGCGGAAAGGCTGGCAGCCAATCCAATGGTGACGGCTTCTATCTTAAGAAGCGTGACTATAAAACAATCATGGCGGTAGCCCGCCCAAAGGAGACAAAATGAACGCAAAAGTAAAAGTAGCAATTGAGTCTTATGTTCGCGCATTTGTAGTGGCGCTTGGCGTTGCTTACAGCGATGGCTTTAAAGGCACAGAGGAACTTTTAATTGCTGGCCTAATTGCAGTTGCTGGACCTGCGATCCGCGCAATCAATCCAAAGGACCCTGCTTTTGGATACATCGCAGACGCAGTCGATGTGGAACTGAAAGCACTAGCAAAGAAGTCCGCAAAGAAAAAAAAGTAAAGGCTTGAGAAGCGCCTGACTTAGCACCAAGTTTGGGCGCTTTCTCTTTTCTAAGTCTTAAGGTACCCTTTAGATTAAAGGAGGCAGAAATGGCACTTCAGAATGCGTTCACCGAAATCTTAAGTAAAAGAACCACCCACAGAATGTCTGCTACTTGTTCGTACCAACAAATGTATGAAACGCTAAGTAAAGAGGACCAAAAGACTCTTGACGAAGCCTGGGCCAAGAACTACCCAGTCAATTTAATAGTTCAAGCCTTGCGATCTGACGGACACAAATGCAGCGCCGACACAATCCGTACGCACAGAAACGGCACCTGCCGATGTCCGAAAGAATAGATGCTTTAATCAAAGAACGCGGCGCTATGTATGGCGATGCTTATGACAACTTCACCGCAGTCGGTCGCGGTTGGGGAGCCATCTTAAACACAGATGACATCCCTGCTTATCAAGTTGCTTTAATGATGGACTTCCTGAAAACCATGCGTTGCTCGATAAACCCAACGCACGAGGACTCTTGGAAAGACAAGGCTGGCTATACGGAACTAGGCAAAAGGATCGCTTTCGATGAGTCTTAAAGAGCAATTTGATGAAATGCCTGAAGGTATCGAGTCAAATGATGTGAAGGAACTGCGCCAGGCGTTAATCAGATTGCAAAAGCAACTCAAAAAGGCCAAAGAAAGAACCGAAGAGTTAGTCGAAACAACTCAGCAAGCCGCCTACGATGCGATGCTTACCCTGGGCAAATATGAACCAATTGTTGCGCCGATCCCAGTTAAATCAAAGAAACACGGCGAAGTTGCCCTGTGGCACATGACCGATTGGCAGGGCGCTAAGAAAACCACCAGTTATGACAGCGAAGTGATGCGCAAGCGAGCGCTGGACTTTGCGCAGAAAGCCGTCCGCATTACCGAAATCCAACGAGCCGATCACCCAGTCCGTGATTGCACCATCATGTTTGGCGGCGACATGGTCGAGGGCTTGTTTAACTTTCCAACCCAGGCTTTTGAAGTTGATGCTACCCTCTTTGAACAATATGTAAATGTGGCTCGGCTCTGCGTTGATGTAGTGCGTTTTGCTTTGGCTAATTATGAAAAGGTCACGGTTGTGGCTGAGTGGGGTAATCATGGGCGAATTGGTAGCAAACGCGACAATGTTCCTCGGAGTGATAATTTTGATCGTATGTGCTATGAGTTGGCCCGACAACTTTTAAGTGGCGAAAAGCGTCTGATTTGGCAGGACTGCCCCGAGGATATTCAGCGCGTGCAGATTGGAAACTATCGTGCGCTCTTGATCCACGGAGATGAAGTTGGGCGTAATGGTTTCGCAAGCCCGATGGCAATTGTTCAGCACGCTAATCGCTGGAGAAGCGGTGCTTATCCTTGGGAGTTCCGCGATGTTTACATCGGCCACTATCACACGCACGCTGAGTGGCCTATGGCCAACGGCCAGGGTTCGGTTTATCAAACAGGGTCCACGGAGTCGGACAACAGATACGCAGGAGTCATGTTGGCGGCAAGTGCAACTCCATCGCAGCGTTTGCACTTCGTTGATCCCGACAAGGGCCGAGTTACAGCCGCTTACAAGATTTGGCTGGATTAATCGTCCTCGTCATCGCCGTAATCGCTGGTGATCAGCCTCATGTCTGAGACATCGATCCCGCTTTCTACGGCTTTATCCATTGCATCTTTGAATGTTGAAAGACAACGGTTGGTGAGATCGGTGACCATGTCGGGATATTGGGCTTCTGTTCCCAATTCAACGGCAAGACCGCCGAGACGGATTGAAATCTGTGAGTAAGCCATGAGGACCTCCTAGGCCAAAATTATGCCCGTAATCTGCCCTGTAATGTATCCGCCGCGCCCGACCAACGGGTCCTTCCAATTCCGTAATCTTTGTGGGAACCTAGCCTTACACGGGCGAAAGCCCCCAAACGAAAGGAAGGCTCATGGCCGAAAAATACAGCCTTGAGGATTACGAAACGGTAGAGCAGCGCTTGATCCGTGTTTATACCAAGTTCGCAACAGCCCGCGTTTTAACCCACCTGGTTCACCAGGATGAACGCCGCTTCATCGTCAAAGCCGAACTTTACTTATACCCTGAAGACCCGACTCCCTTTGCGACAGGTTATGCCGAGGAGATTGTTGGAGCGGGCTTCGTCAACAAAACCTCAGCCCTAGAGAACTGTGAAACTTCGGCAATTGGGCGATGCATAAGCAACTCGGTTCTTTGCCTGGACGCACCAGTTGGCAAGCGCCCATCGCAGGAAGAGATGCAAAAGGTGGAACGCTACAAAGCGGAGCCACGCAAGTCAGTTATTAAAACTGCCGTCTACACCGCTAATCAACTAGCAACGGCCGAAGCAGCAGTGAAGATCGTTTCAGAAATGACTGACAAAGAAAAGTTGCGTGAATTGTGGACAAGCAGCGCAGAGATACTGGATGCGCCAGTCAACGGAACAACCCTGAAAGATGTGATCAATAGCCGCGTTGCGGAACTCAGCGCATGAACGACAACCTAGAGTTGCCGCTTACTCCGTACGCTGGATCATCAGGCTGGT